ATCCAGATGGTCCAGATGTGCTTACAGTTGTTGCTAGAATTACAGAGGATCCAAGTACTGTTAGTCCTGCTAACGCATTTGAAATAAGTGGCAGACTATCCTGGACTGAATCACAGGCATAATATTCCTATAAGATAAATACTATTGCACTATTGCTATAGTGTTTATCTGGGCGTCTTCGGACTTGACCCGTACCTATATAGGAGGCAAGCCTAAATGGCTACTAAGTTAAAACATAAACGCAGTTCGATTGCGGGTAATAAACCTGAAATTTCTCAATTAGAATCAGGAGAACTAGCACTTAATACAGCAGATGGTAAAGTATTTCTTTTACGTGACGACAACACTGTTCAAGATATAACCCAAAGAATTTTTGAAAATGACACAGAAATTAAAGTAAGTGATACTGGAGATAGTTCTGGTAGTATTACTATTAATATAAATGGTGATGAAAAATTTACTGCTACAAATGCAAGTTTTAATTTTAACAATGATGTAGACATACAAGATGGTCAAAAATTAACATTACGTGAATTAAGTGCTTCCGGTGCGGATGGTATTAGTATTAAGTCACCTGATACATTAGAAGCAGGTTATGATTTAACATTACCTGGACTAGCAGGTACAGTTGGACAACTTTTACGAACATCCGGTGACGGACAATTAGAATTTGTAGATGCTGACTTCTTTGGCGGCAACGTTATTTACGTTAGTGCTGAAAAAGGTAATGATGCTAACGACGGTGTTAACGCACCTGTCTTAACAGTTAAGAGAGCCTGTCAACTTGCCTCTGCGTTGATATATAACGCTGACGGGTCATTAACAAATAAAAGAGTAAACGTAAAAGTTGCAGTTGGCGACTATACAGAACAAAACCCTATTATTGTTCCAGACAACACAGTTATCAAAGGTGACGGTTTACGTGGTTGTATTATTCGTCCTGCCAATGCAGGAGAGGATATGTTGCGTGTGCGTAACGCTTGTTACTTTGGTGAATTTACATTCCGTGACGGTGTTGATGCAAACTTTGTTCCTACTATTACAGCAGATTATGCTTGTGCGTTTGATGATCCATCAGACAGTACAGTTGATAGAAATGGTTACACAAATTTACCAACAAGCCGTCCAACTATTACTACATCACCATACATTCAAAACTGTTCTATTATTTCATTCTTAGGTATGAACGGCGCTAAAATTGATGGTGCAAAAGTTGCAACACCAAACGTTCCGTTAAACGCTATTGAGGCAGAAAATCCAGTTATTGGTGCTGTACCACAACAAGGTAAATCAATGGTTGCTAACGCCTTTACAATGCTTAGTTTTGGTGGTACAGGTTGGCGATTATTAAACGATGCGTATGCACAGATTGTGTCTTGCTTTGAAATCTTTATGCTTAACGGTGTATATTGTCAATCAGGAGGTTATTGTTCTATTACTAACTCCGCAACAAACTTTGGTTTGTATGCGTTGAGAGCCAGTGGTTATTCTCCAAAAGCGTTTGAATTTGACAGAGGATATGTTACACAAACAGGTCAATCAGAAGGGCAGCAAACTCTCAAAATTATAGGTATTACTAGAGAAACTCCAGTTGAAGAATTTGTGTTACGTTTCCGAGATGCAGATTATAAAATTGCATATGACTTAATTGAAATGGATACTGATACACTTGCTACGGATACTGTTACATGGATTAACAATAACATTGCAGCAGCATCTCCAAGTATATTTGCAGGATTTGTATATAGTGAATCAGATGCATTTAATGATATACAAACATTAGGTGATGCAATTAGATACGATGCATTGTTCAATGCAAACTATAGAACAATAAATGCAGCATTAGCAATGTTGAGAGGATCTGAACCGTCATTGCTAGGTTCAAATGTTACTGTTACTGTTGATGTTTTAACACAAGCAAAAGGATTCTTTTCAGGACGATTAACAGATGCTACAGCAATTAGCAGATCAAATGACTTATGGGATGAAGTTATAGATATTGTAACTAATGGTGATGCAGATACAGTAGCAGGTGATGGTACAGCAGATGCTTACTCTATACCAGATCCAACTGGTTATAATTCAACATACCTAGTAGGTTATGGCGATGCTAGAGCGCAAATTATTGCAAACACTAATTTTATAAAAGAAGAAATGATTGCCTGGACTGCTGAACAAGTAGCAAACCAAACAGCACCGTTTACGGCTGCATATAGTTATGATGCTTCTATATTAGAGAAAGAAATGACGTATGTAATAAATGCGTTACGTTATGACTTAACATACGGCGGCAATGCAGAAATAATTAATGCTGCAAAGGCTTATTTTACAACAGAAAATTTAGATACCGCTGCACAAAAATTAGGGCATATTGCAATATTAGATAGATTACAATCTATTGTTACTGATATTGTACAAGAGAATACGGTTACAAAAACACCGGCAAACTCCACAACTCAAGATACATCAGGTACACCTGCTTCACTAGCAATAGGTACTGCAACTGGAGCACTTATACAAGTTATCAGTAATTATGTTGATAACGGAGTAAATCCTGCAAAAACATCTCCAAGTTCATCATGGGTAGGTAATGCAACACTTATAGAACAGTGCTTAGGTACAATGGATGATGCAGAATTAATCCAAGTTGCACAAGAAGTAATAGAATATACAAATAATCAAATACAAACTAACTTATGGTATAATTTCTCATATGACAATGCAAAATGTTTGCGTGATGCTAAGTTAATTCTTGATGCTGTAAAAAAGGATACTTGGGGAACGGGTAACACATATACACGTGGCGCAGGATTATCTTATTACTTTAGAAATTTACAAGACAGTTCACAAATAAGTATTGCAGGACAAGAATTACAAACAATTGCTGCAATTGACGAACTAAAGTCTTTAACAAATACAATGCTATCAAGTTACGGCATCAGTGCTGAGGCTAGAGCATTTGTAGATTCAAGATTTGATGTAGTTACAACAATTATAAATGACCCAGATGATTTACCTGATCCACAGGCAGTTAGTTCTGATGGTGATATTACTTCAACATTTAAATCAGGTGAAGTAGCAGTAGACTTTGACGGTAATAGTGGCGTTAGTGCAGCAACTGATACGTTTGCAATTACAAATCATGGATTTATAAATGCACAAAAAGTTGTTTATAATAATAATTCTAATCCGTCTGTTCCAGGTCTAGATCCTGAACAAACTTACTATATTATATTTGTAAACAATAACGAATTTAAACTTGCGTTTGATGAAAGTTTAGAATTTGCAGTTGACGTACTAGGAACTAGCACAGGAACACATAAATTCTTCACAGGTATTAAAGAATTTTTTGTAGATGAGATTACTGAATCTCACCAAACATATCAAGAACTTACTCTTGCTGCTGGCGCTGAAACTCAAACATATGTTCCTGGTAGAGCCATTGCAGGTAATGTTGATGGTACAGGAAACTCTGCAATTGTTTACAGTTGGAAGCCAGAAGAGAGAAAACTTATTGTAAGTATTGAACAAGTTTTAGTTGGTTCGTCTTTACTACGTGTGCAGTTTAATAACACTTCGACTATTGATGAAGATCATGCTGTATCTCCGGCAACTACAACTGCTATAGATTCTGTAGGACCAATTACAACCCTAGGTACTGCAAACTTTACAATTAGTTCAACAGCAACAGGTGAGCAATTAACAGACTTAGTTAATCTTGTTGAAAAACAAATTTGGTTCCACAGACCAAGTATTGTTAACAGTTCGTCACATACTTGGGAATATGCAGGTTCTGGTACAGACTATAACGCACTACCACAAAACGGTGGTAACACTAGAACAGAATTTGAACAATATGAAGAATTGCCAGGACGTGTTTACGCTTCAGGTACAAACGAACTTGGTGACTTTAAAGTTGGTGACTTTATTACAGCGTTCAACAGAACTGGTAATATTACATTCCAAAACAAAGTTGAAGTTAATGAATTAGATGCATTGAAACTTAGTGTAAGTGACGTTGCTATTGAAGAAATCTCAGTAAGTGTAAACTTAGGAGATGACGAACTAGGTGGTCCTAGTGATGGAAGATTAAGCACTCAGTTAGCAATAAGAAGTTTCTTATCTAATAGATTGGGACAATTTATTGATAAAGCAGTTTCAACAAGTGCTGTTCCAGGAGCAATAATTCAACTTAACTCAAATGGACAAATTAACAGTGAATTGATACCTGCAACTAGATCATTCCTGAATAGTAACGGCCAAGGTTATTTGTCAAGATTAGAAGTTGTAGAAGATATTCCAGCGCTAGATTTAAGTGCAGGCGACATTGGTACTGAAGAATACGAACAACAAGAATTAGAACTTAGTGGAACTATAAGTTGGTCAGATGGAGATACTATTACACAGTCTGGTCGTCCTTTTGCTATAGGATATGCAAAGGGTGATGGGTCAACTACTAATATATTAATTGTTGCCTCTATAGGCGGCGAATGGATTGCAGGCGACGATAGTGTTGGTTCAGAATGGTTCGCAGGATCTGGATATAACATTTTCATAAATGGTGTAGACTCAGGTGTGCATGTAAATGCATTAGGTGGAAGTTCTGCACAAACTGATAACTTCTTCTTACGCTCTAGTAACTCTAGCCAGTATTTGGTTTTAGATGTTCCATCAACACCGTCAGTAACAAATGATACACTGACTAATGTAGAAAGAACAAGTGACGTTTCAACTTACACTACAACGAATGCCCATAATTTTAATGCAGGCGGTAGTGTAAGAGTTATATGTAATGATCCTACTTATACAGTATCTAGTAGAATTATTGCAACACCTACAACAACTACCTTCACTGTAGCAAATGAAGGTGCAGATGAATCTAGTAAAGCAGCAACAGGTTCAGTGCAGACAACACTAACTAGTGCTGACTCTAACTCACAAGGTGCTGTTACTGATTTACGTATGGGTGTATGCTTAAATGTAGATAACACTAACATTACATCAGGATCAGGATATAGTCCAGCATTGGCTACTGAAATTTATAATAGTGTTAGTTTAACAAACGTAAGTGGCTCAGGTACAGGCGCAAAAGCAAACATTACAGTAACTTCGGGTGCTGTAACAGATGTTGACTTAGTTAGAGGTGGTACTGGTTATGCAATTGGAGATGTGTTAAGTGCTGCTGACGGAGACATTGGCGGCGGTGGCGGCGCAGGCTTTGAAATAGAAATACTTTCTATAGAAGACAGATTGTATGTAGATTTGTTAGGTGGCGAACTTTTTGTTGCAAGTGCTTCTAGTGTAGACTATGCAGAAGATAACAGTGCTGTTGCTAATAAACAAACAATAACCTTAACAGATACAATTGATCATTTATTCCTAGCAGGTACTATAGGCGGTGGCGGCCAAGTTAACTACACAGACAGCAGAATCACTATTGTAAATCACGGATTGACAGATGGAGATCCTGTATCATACACAACTGAAGGCAATGTTGCAATAGGTGGGTTACTAAACGATCAAGTTTATTATGTAAAACGTATTGACTCTGATATTATTGAATTATATGTTGATTATGCACTAATTACACAAAGAACATTTACAAGTACTCCGGCAAATAACAATCATAGACTTATTAGATATACTGTAAACATTACTGATAATAGTGTTGTTGCTCCGGCACACGGATTTGCAGCAGGTGATGCGATTAGATTAGAAGGTTCTGATTTACCGCAGATAAACGCAGAAGATACTGATACTGGTGTTAGATTTTTTGTTGGATCTGTTACTACAAACTCCTTTACACTTCATTCGTTGCGCTCAGATGCAACAGTAAGTATTAATGGATTAGTTACTCAAGCAAAAGATCTTACTGATGTAGGAACTGGAACAGTTGACATAATTCCAAATAACTTACGTATAAACGATGTAGTAAACACTTCAAGTAGAATTAAAGATAACTGGAGTTCACTTGCAGTTACTAACATTGATGCTGAAAATATTGTTTCTGGTACTATTAGTCCAACAAGACTTGCATCCTCAGGTGTAGCAAATACAGAAACATTCCTCAGAGGTGATAGTACATATGCTGTAGCAGTTCAACATTTACTAAAAGCAAACACTGTAGACAATCCTATTACACTAACTGGATTGAATATAGGTGGAGAATTTTACGAAGACGTAAGTGTAGGTATTGCAAATGTTGATTTAGATGCTGGTGCTACTTTTAGTAGTTTAGGTGTATCTAGATTTTTACAATCACAATTTGATGTAAACGCTGATGCAAGTGGAGAAGTGTTTATTAAAGACGGAGTAATAGATGCCGGTACACTAGATGGATTAGATAGCAGTTATTTTTTAAATCCAGCAAACTTAACATCTTCAGTTCCAGTTACTAGAGGTGGTACTGGGTTGTCGAATTATGCAACAGGTGATATGATTTTTGCTTCAAGTCCTGGTACTATTACTACTTTGCCATTAGGTATTCCGGGTGCATTTTTAAGTGTAAACGAAGACGGTAATGCACCAGAGTGGAACACTAACATCTTTATTGAAGAAGGACTTGACTTAGGTAGTGCAAGTATTACTTCAGACAGTACAGGAAACGGACAACTTTATCCTGCTAACATTACAAGTTTATATGTTGGCTTAGATGCAGAAAATGTTAAAATAGGTAAGAGAACAACTGAAAGAGATATAACAAACTTTGTACAAAGTTTTGAAGCAAACACAACTACAAGTGTAGTTGTTAATCTTTTACAATCTACTAAGAGCACTGCATCAGATACAGTAAACGATAGTAACTATATTGAACTTAGTAACACAACTGGACTTATTCCAGGAATGGTTGTTACAGGAACAAGCATTGCTGCAAACACATCAATATCAGGCATAAGCGGAGATTATATCTTTGTTAGTAATAACACAACAGGTACCATTACTTCAGGAGACACATTAACATTTTCATATACTCCACAAGTTTTAGGCATAGAAGCAGGTGATAGCGTTACCATTAACAACAGTGTTGTTACTAATTTAGACGGCACTTGGTTTATTAGTGGTGCTACATTTAACGCAACATCGTTTACTGTTAAGGTAGACAACAATGTTACTACTTTATCTAGCACTGCACTTGCAGTAGGACTATCTGTTGTAAGAGATAATACAATGGTTATGAAAAATGAAAACATAATCTTTGGTAGTGCAGAAGCAAGTTCAACACCATTTAATGCTAATTTAAAAGGCGAAAGTGGAATTGGTTCTAACATTGAAGGCGGAGATATTATACTTACTTCAGGACTAGGAACAGGTAATGCAGCAGGCGGCGAATTTATTGTAAAAACAGGCGAAGCGTTAGCAACACCTAGTTCGTTACAACACACGCCTACAACTAGACTTACAATTACAAATACAGGTATATCAACATTTACTAATACGGTCTATGCTAAAAACTTATTTCCAACAGACGGCGACAATCAAGGCGTAGTTGGTGATGGTGGAAATACATGGAGTAATGGTAATTTTACTAACTTTGCTGTTAACAGCGTATTAACTGTCCGTGGTGCAATTGACCTTGCAGATAGTGACCAATTACGCCTTGGATCAAGTGATGATATTAAACTGTATTATGATGGCACTGGAAATGTGTTTAATATAGAATTAGAATCTGCTGCAACAAAATTAAGTGTTACAGATAACGGTACAGAAAGATTTAGTATTGCAAAAGCAACAGGTAACACTTCAGTTGGTGGTAATTTAACAGTTGTAGGTGACTTAGAAGTACAAGGTACTGAAACAGTATTGAATACAGCAACTCTTGCAGTTGAAGATAAAAATATTGAAATTGCAAAAGTTACTACTCCAACTGATACAACAGCAGACGGCGCAGGTATTACAATTAAAGGTGCAACTGACAAAACAATTACTTGGAGTAATAATGCTGGATATTTCAACATAAATCAAAGTTGGAACTTAACAAGTGGCCTTGAATATTACATTAACGATATAAGTGTTTTGAGTGCAACGACACTAGGGGCAAACATTGTTAATTCAAGTTTGACTAGCGTAGGAACTATTGGAAGTGGTACTTGGCAAGGTTCAATTATTTCGCCAACATACGGTGGCACAGGTATAAACAATGGTACCAAAACTATCACACTAGGCGGCAACTTTACACATAGTGGTGCTCATACACTTTCACTTACAACTACAGGAAACACAGCACTTACACTTCCAACAAGTGGTACAGTTGCAAACAGAGGTAACCTAAGTCAGTTTGCTGCAACTACTAGTTTACAGTTGAAAGGTGTAATTAGCGATGAAACAGGCGGCGGCGCACTTGTGTTTGCAGAATCGCCTACGTTTGTAACTGATGTAGATTCTGCAGATTCTACATTTGAAGTGTTCAACACTCCGGCAACAATAGTTGCGTTTAGTGCTGGTACTGATATTGAGATAGGTGCTACTACTGGTACTACAACAGTTAAGAATAATTTAGTTGCTGATAGTATTTCATTACAAGGTGCTGATTTTAATGATGGTAACATTACTAATGTTGGTAGCATTGGCTTAGATACAATTGTAGCAGATGCTCTTACAAACGGTTTTGGCTCCATTAACTTTGCTGCAAGTACACAAGTTAATATTGATAATGTAACAAATGCTACAAGCACAACAACAGGTGCGTTAATTGTAGATGGCGGCGCTGGATTTGCAAAAGATGTTTGGGCTGCGAATTTTTACGGTAATGGTAGCACATTATCTAATGTAGACAATTATGGTAGTTGGACATTAAAAGAAGGAAACGGCGAAGAAACTTCAACAGTTGGATCAGGCCAAACTGCGCACTTTGAACAAGGCACAGGTATGCAAGTTGAACTGACTGCTGCAAGACAGTTAACATTTACTAACACTGACCGAGGCTCTTCGCAAAACATCTTTAAAAGCGTTCTTGCTGAACAGAGCGATGGTACAGATATTGGAACAGTTGTTGCTGACACTAATAGTGATACATTAACAATTAGAGAAAATGGAGGCATGTCTTTAGGAGTAGATGCAACTAATGATATTATAACTATTGGTCATGCAGATACAAGTTCACAGACTTCTCTTGCAGTTGACAACACTAATGGAACTGTAATACAAGATCTAAGTGTAACAATTGATACGTATGGACACGTAACAGGATTGTCACAAACTAGTGTTAACTTAGATACTCGCTATGTTCTTGAAACTGGTGATACAATGACTGGTATGCTTACTGTTGATATGAATAACAGTAACGAAAAAATACGTATGCAAGGCGATGCCAACGATAGTCCGTTTATTTCGTTCTACCAAGATAACAGAGCAGGCTTTATACAATATAATCATTCACAGCAATCAATGAGAATTGTTAATGATATTAGTGATGAAGAACTACGTATTACCTCAGGCGATAATGGTTTACAGTTTATTAATGGTGGAACAGCATATACAGTTTATCATACTGGTAACTCGTCGACTCTAGCAACTGTTGCTGGTACAGTAACAAGAGATGAGTATAGAAACTTTGGAACAGTTGCATTTACTAACTCTTCAAACACTGCTAACTTTATAGCAGAATTAGAATCAAAAGGATTCTTTGATTACAGACATGCTGTATGTAAGAATAGTTGGAGTTATGCTGGTAATAGTGATATTAGTGATACAGGGTTTGGTACATTTGAATTAGCAGGTTGTGTAATTGAGACATGGACTGACAACTCAAGCGATACTGTAAGAGGTAATGTTACTGTCCGGGTTACAAGACCAAACACAGGCGGCGACGGTTCTAGTGTACTTGTTTATAATGACCAAGGTCCATCATATTCGCCGGGGTGGAGAGAAATGGTTTCTACTAGAAGTAGTGTAACTAATATTACTGGTGAAATACGTGCTACAGGCGAGATTACAGCATACTATTCAGATGAACGACTAAAAACGTTTACTGGAAAGATCGGAAATGCATTAGATAAAGTTAAAGCATTGAATGGTTATTTGTATGTTGAAAATGATCATGCAAAAGAATTAGGCTTTGATAACAATATTTCACAAGTTGGTGTTAGTGCGCAGGAAGTAAAAGATGTGTTGCCTGAGGCAGTAAGTATAGCACCATTTGATATGAATGCTCAAGGTGATAGTAAATCAGGTGAAGATTATCTTACAGTTAAGTACGAACGTATGGTACCGTTGTTAATTGAAGCAATTAAAGAGCAACAAAGTGAGATAGATGAACTCAAGGCAATGGTTAAAAAACTTCTCGATAAATAGTATATAGGAGTCGATTTTCTTCGACTCCTATCTTGACATATATTAAATACCGTGTTATAGTAAAAAGTGTAATTTAGGAAGTTTGAATGGCTTTACCCGCAACAGGAACTGCAATGAGACAATATGCTGATGTTAGCGTATTTTTCAGTGGGCCCTCGACTAATGTTGCCCTAGGAACGTTAGGTGCATACATTAGTATAACAGTAGGCAATCAAATTTCTCTAAGTTCATCTTTTGGTGGAATTGGTCCGCCTGACTATCCATAACACGGAGACAAGAATGAAAAGTTTATATGAAGTCATTAACATTGACTTAGCACAAGAATATACTAAAGAACGTAAAAGAGTAGCAGCAACATCACTTGAACTTGATGACGATCTTGCTGAACAAGTTTTCGCAGCAATTGACGAAATGGACATTCCAGATGCTGATGAACGTCATCATTGGATTACAAAAATTGCACATTCTGCTGCTGCTGATTTACTTACATTAGGAAAAGTACAACCTGAAAATATGTTAGCAATGGCTGCATTACAACTAGACGATTTTAATGAATGTGTTCAGATTGCTACAAGCACTGCACGTAACTTAAATGATGCTACAGTGTCAGCAGAGAAACAAATAGCAACAGATACAATACCCGACAGCATGACATGAAAATAGCAATTAGTGTGCCAGTACGTGATACTGTACACGCTAGTTTTGCATATTGTCTTGCAAATCTTACGGCACAACTTATAAGAAATAATATTGATTATACGTTGAACTTTGATCACGGATCTGTTATTGCAGGACAGCGTAATAACTTAGTATCCAATGCAATAGAAACCAAAGCATCTCATATACTTTGGTTAGATTCTGATATGCATTTTCCTTCTTCTATAGTAAGCAGTTTACTACGTCACGAAAAGGATATAGTAGCATGTACTTACAGTACACGATACTCTCCTAAGCGCAGTGTGGCATTTACAGATAGAATGGATTTAGATCAAAGACTAGATAAGAAGTTTGGACTGAATGAAGTATTTGCTGTTGGCATGGGATGTATGCTAACAAAAACATCGGTGTTTGAAAAATTACCTAAACCTTGGTTTCAATATATTTGGAACGAAGATAGAGAAGATCTAAGCGGAGAAGATATATACTTTTGTAGTCAAGCAATTGATTATGGCTATACTGTATTTGTAGATAGTACTGTTAGTAACAAAGTTGCGCATTTAGGAACAAAGGCATTTTTAATAAATGAAACAAATGAATTCAATTGAACGGTTTTCAAGATTAGGTAAAAATAATTATACTGGTCTTGATATTCTAAAAAATCATATTTTTCAAAAACATCCTGTATGTTTTACTGACGACATGGATGATTACAGCCAAGTAGAAAAATATGATTCTGAATATGTTTGGTTGGTGAAAACAGGAACGGAACTTTCTAGTAAGTTTCCTTACGGATATAAAACAAATACAAAAAATGTAATTTGTTTTCCTTATATGTACAAAGGAAACAGAAAAGTATATAGTTGGGATTTAGTAAAATTAATTCCAAATTCAAAAGATAGAATTACAGAACCTGTAAAAGAAAAAATAATTGTAGGACACTATGATGCATGGAAAGGCAAAGATCATTTTGATATATTTCTATGCGGAAGTGAAGATACTGCTTCTTATAAATCACTACAAGAAAAATATAATTTTAAAACTGTGCAATCGTTTGAAGAAGCGCAAACAAAATCTGAGACAGATATGTTTTGGTTTATTCCTGATGATGTAGAAGTTTACAGTTCTTTTAATATGAAAAGATATGTTCCAGATGAATGGAGTATGAATTTTACACATGTATTTGGAAATGATAAACTAAACGAATTTGACGGTATTGGATTATTTCCAAAAAAGTATACTCCTACAGAAAAAGAATTAGACTTTAGATTTTATGTTAATAAAAAAGAAATAAAATTACCTGCAAGTAAACGTAGCAACTATCCTGTATTTTATGTAGACACATTTGAAGATTACCAAAATGCTCTACAGCAAAGTAACAGTGAATTATTTTGGATTATGTTTCCTAATGTAGAGGCAGATATAAATTTCAATTTTGATATAACTTTTAAGATTACAAATGTTTACGACAGGCAAACTAATCATGCGTTTAAGCATGTGGTTGATAATGAAGAAACATACGATGGTATATGGCTGTGCAGTAAGCACGTACCAATTTCAAAAAATGAAATAGAACATAGGCACATAGTTGATCGTAAAGAATGGGACATAGTAGCAAGTGGTCCTAAATATTATAACAAGTTTTTTATCGATACTTACGATGAATACTTACACGCTTTGAACACAAGCGAAACTGAAATGTTTTGGGGTGTAAGTAAAAATTTGAAAGTAGATCCAAATTTTAAATTTGATTTATTCTTTGATGATAGAACTGATGAATTTGAATACGAAAGAAATGAAAATCACACATTTATACATAAAGTAAACAACGAGAATTTTTATAACGGTATTTTTCTGTTTAGTAAAAATAAGGAAGTGTCACAAAGAGAAATTGAACATAGGCATCTTACTACAAGAAAAGAATGGGACATAGTAGCAAGTGGTCCAGTAAAATATGATATTTTTGATGTAAACAATTATGATGATTATTTGTTTGCTTTGCATAATTCTAAAACAGAAATGTTCTGGGCAAAAAGTGGCAACGTAAGTGTGTTTAAAGAATTCCATTATGATTTGTATTTTACACACGACCAAGAGTATGAAAGAAATATCAATCATGCATTTGCACACATGTACAATAACGAAAAAACATATCACGGATTGTTCTTGTTTACAAAGCATAAACCTTTATCAGAACGTGAAATAAACAATAGATATATTATAGAAGCAAAGCATCATCCTGTTTTTGTTTCTCAGTCTATTGTGTATGACATCTTTGAAATTGATAGTTGGGACGAATATCAATATGCTCTTACAACATCCAAAACAGAAATGTTTTGGGCAACAAGTAAAAATATTAAGGTAGATCCTAAGTTTAAATTTTCTTTGTTCTTCGATCCAAAAGATGATGAATATGAATATGAACGTAAAGAAAATCATGCATTTATACACAAAGTAAATGATGAAATATTATACAACGGAATATTTTTATTTTCAAAACATAAGCCTGTAACGCAGCAAGAAATAGAACATAGACATATTTTAGAACGTAAAGAATGGAGCACAGTAGCAAGCGGTCCTTTACAATACGACATATTTGCTATTGATACTTGGTTAGAATATGACTTAGCACTACAAAATTCTAAAACAGAAATGTTCTGGGCAACAAGCAGAAATATTGATACAAGTAATTTTGATTTTGATTTATATTTTACTCACGACAATCATTATGATAGATTTACTAACCATGCATTTATACACAATGTTGATGGTAAAGAATATTACAATGGATTATTTCTAATGAGTTGTCACAACGAAGTATCTAAACATGAAATAGAATCTAGACATATAATTGATAGAAAAGAATGGGACATAGTAGCAAGTGGCCCTATAAAATATGATGTGTTTACAGTAGACTCTTATGAAGATTATTTAGACGCAGTTGACAAATCAACAACTGAAATGTTTTGGGCAGTAAGTTCAAATGTAGATACAAGCGAGTTTGATTTTGACTTGTACTTTACACATGATAATGAATATGATAGATATATCAATCATGTGTTTAAACACGAAGTTGATGATGATGTAATGTTCAATGGTGTATTTTTATTAACAAAAAATATTAAGAAATAAGATCTATAACTTGGAATAATGTTTGTAATTTTTTAATATTTGCAGATGATTTAACAGTTGCATAAAGTCCTTGATGTAAGGGTTTTGGCCACTTACCAAATGTCACCCAAGCAAACCCGTCATGTTCGTTATTTAAAATAGGAATAAATTCTTCTTTAATTACACATAGATACGTGTGAAAGTTAAAGTGTTTATCGTGACTAACAAAAGTTTCTAAAGGAACAGTCTTTTTTATTTCAGGAAACATACCAATTTCTTCTTGTATTTCCCTTTGCAACCCTTCCCAAGGTGTTTCAGTTTCGTCATTTGTTCCACCTACTAATCCCCAAACATTACTATTTTTACTTTGAGTTCTGTGTAATAACAAAAAACGCTTTGTATTCAAGGCATAGAACAACGCACCACTACATACTATTTTCTTCTTCATAATAGTAGTTATGTGTCTAAGTATAACATCCAATTGTCATGTGAGTAGTAACCTTCCCAACTTTGAATCCATTCTGTACCGTCCCATTTATATTGTACACCTGTGTTTAAATTTGTAGTATATATAACATCAGAACTATCGCTTGCATCCCAAACAACATGCCAAGAAACTCCGTCCCATTCTATTATGTCATTTTCGTTTGCAATAAAATCAGTGCCATCATTGTTTTTCCATGCATCAGGGCCATCAGTATTATCATTACTGCCAATTGACCCAAGCAATAGGTATCTAACACCTGCTGTCTTAGTTGTAGGATTATAGTTTTCAGGATCTATAATTGCATCTATACTTGTTAAACTAGAAGATGATCTAGCAACTCCGTCAATAATAGTATTACTAGGTAAAGTGTCATTATCCCAAGAAACATTTAGTTTAGTTTCGTCTAGCGAGTTGATTGTTATTGTGCCTACTACATAATTATTTGTATTAAGTTGACGCATACGTATTTGACTCAAACCGGCAATATAATCACCTGTATAAATTTCTAGTAATGTTCTCCAATTTACTGAACCAACACTTCCATTATCTACAAGTTGTGCTGTGTTACCTAACACATACAATCCATAATCTTGATATGTAGTTGTTTGAGTATTTTGATTATTTGTGTAAGCATCAATGTCAGTTGTTGTAGAAACATCAACTGTACCGTCACTATTTGTAGTAGTTACTGTTCTTTGCTCCATAGGAGGCATATGCTCACTGTTTCTTAATAAGTCTGGCATACTGTTACCTAAGTCGATGTCTCCAGTATCTTCATTAAAAATACTTGTGATAATTTTATGTATCACTCCTAATTTTTTAACTTTGACTGGCGCTGAGATATATATTGGAGTTTCTAAAATTAAGGTAGCAATATCTATTTCTGTTTCAGTGCCAACAGGTATACTTCTATTAGACCAATCATGACGTATTAAATCTACAACTGTTAAACTAGTCCAATCAATATAATTGTCAGTAGTTTGTATTTCTAAACTAGGATTGAACAGAACTAACATTTGTTCTAGAATTTGTAATTTTTGATCAGTGTTGGTTGACCAAATATCTACACTAAAAGTCATCTTATAAGGTGTAGGCATAAGTCTTTCAACCGTGTAGTTTTTACCTTGCTCGTTTAAATACTCGTTACCAGATTCGTCGTATGCTCTTTCACGTATGTGCATTTTTGATACATATGTGCTATCGCTAGTACGGGAGCGATCAGGTTCTAAACCTGTTACATATACTGTCATGCGTGGCGCACTAGGTATTTTATTTTCACTGTTGTCTCTAATTAAATTTGCAACCTGCTTTGTTAAATCTCCGTACATTACTGGTACTTGACGTAATGTTCCGCTACCGTCTGCATAGGAAAAATTACTCACTAGTCTGATCATTTGAGTAATATAACGTCTAATTTGTCCATCGTAAAAATGCTGCATTAATTATCTGCCTTGGGTCTAAGTGCTTTAGAAAGACTTTGTCTTTCATCGAAAGTTTCACCTGCAACTGTAGAAGTATTTGTGTTGTTAATGAAATTACCTTTTTGTGTAGAACGTGTATTTGTATTTGTAAGTGTTTCGCGATATCCGTCTTCTACTTTGATCCATCTGTTTCCGTCGTATCTAAATAATCTATTAGGTTTAAAGTCTAATCTTAGGAAATAGTCTCCTGAAATAGCACTTGATGGAAATTGAATACCACTACCAAATTGTTCTCCATTTGGAGGTATGCCGTCTTGGATTAAGTGTCCTTCATATCCTTCTCTAATAGGACTATCTGGTTTCAACCCTTGACTAACATCATTAGGATCAACTTGAACTAAGTTTTGTTTACCTGTATCTTCATCTGCAGATACCGTCCATAAATGTGTAGTGTCGTAACCGCTAGATGATGCATCTACTTCTGCTTGTGTAACAACAGCATTATTAATTTGCATTTCTTTTTCGTAAGTTGATAATATATCACGTAACGTTCCGTCTTCGGGATAATCTTCACTTGCAGGTAAATCTAATATCTCAGAAAATTCCTGCGAGTCAACTATTTGTTTTAATTTCATTCTATATAAATGCGGATACCAAGTTTGTGAAAAGCCTTCTGCTGCTCTTGTAATTTCTTCAACAACATAGAATCTTTTTAACGCAATACTATAATCATTTGCTGCATATTCATCTACTAAATGCGGCAACTCAATTACATCACCTGCCATCATTTTTCTGCCTATAGTTTTAACACTTGAATTAATATGAATAGTCATAAACAATGTGTCATTATTTAAAAACAGACCAAATTGACTTAGATTAAAATCGTTATCAGCAACATTATATACTCCTCTAAGAGTATAAACATCTTCTTCGTACTTACGATCTCTATTTTCTAAAAATAACAAATCTTGTATGTTAGTTTCACTTACTACATCGTATTGGGGTTGATCCGCAGTTGCATTTGCTTCTGTTGGATTACTAGGACCTATGTACTTGTGTACATGAATATCTGTTCCACCGACACTGAATTGTTCATAGACAATTCTGTCTAGAAAATCATAATCTTGCGTTTTATTAGGTCTATATAAACTTAGTCTAGGCATATGTATATTTATGCTACGGATAAATACTAGTGGAGACGTTTTATGACATTACAAACACAAAAACAAGAAGTATTCGATTATGTACATGCTTTCCTAGGCGGCGGTATGGTAGATGTTGAACTTGATCCTATTCATTACGAAACAGGACTTACTAAAGCATTAACTAGATTTCGTATGCGATCTGATCATTCTGTAGAAGAAAGTTATATTAGTTTAAAACTAATTGACGATCAAAATGATTATATTTTACCACATGAAGTTACTGAAGTTCGTCAAATTTTTAGAAGAAGCGTTGGTGCTAGGTCAGGCAACGGTGATGGATCAACATTGTTTGAACCATTTAATCTAGCATACACAAATACCTATTTGCTTGCAGGTACAGGTATGGGCGGACTTGCTACTTACGAATTATTTCAACAACGTGCAGAATTAATAGGACGTATGTTTGGATCATTTATAGAATTTACATGGAATAATACAAATAAAAAACTTACAGTTTTACAACGTCCAAGAGGCGAAGAAGAAGTTCTTATGTTATGTTATAACTATAGACCAGACGGGCAAATTTTAGATGACTATCTTGCAAAGCAATGGATTAAAGATTATACTCTTGCAAGTTGTAAATATATGCTAGGCGAAGCGAGAGAAAAATTTGCCACTATTGCAGGACCACAAGGCGGGACCACACTTAACGGCGCAAGTCTAAAAGCAGAAGCACAAAGTGAAATGGAAAAACTTGAAGTAGAAGTTTCTATGGCAGTGCCTGGCGGTACAGGTTACGGATTCTTAATTGGTTGATGAAATTGCAATTTTTGGTTGCAGTTTTTCTAGAGGTGTTCCAGAAGTAAGTAACTATGATTGCTGGCCTAGACATCTTGCAAAAGCATTTCCTAATGTACAAATAAAAAACTATGCAATGTCTGGATCTAGTTTACTTTATTCCTTGTATGCTCTAGAGAAGTATAAACAGCAAGTGCGTAATGCTTATACTATTTTTAACATAACAACACCTTTTAGATTTGACTACATTCCTCAAGACACAGACTTGGATGATTTTCTGATAGATACGGATTTACCAAACTATAAACAAACTGACATGAATAGGTTATCAGATAAGATTACTCCTTTCAGATATCAAAATTGTTTGTTTTCAAATGTACAAAAACCTAAAGAACAAAGAAAGTTTGGCAAATTGCTTGCGAAATATTTTAATGATGAAATGGACGAAATTCAATGGAAAGCATGTTCTATATATGCAAACGACCACACTGATTTCACTTTCTTCCAAAGGGCATATAGATCCTTTCCTGAAAATTTTTGTGTAGAAAGAGACTTTGGAAAAAAATGGTACAAAAAACATTCACCAGACCAATATCATCTTGATTCTGACGGATTAGAAATATTAACAAATAAAATTATAGACTTGACAAAATTAAAAAATATAGTATAATTAACTTATGAAACTATTAATTATTGGCCACGGCAGACATGGTAAAGATACTGTATGCGAAATCTTAAGAGATGTATACAATTATACATTTGAAAGCAGCAGTAAATTCTGCTCAAAGTTATTCATCTACAATGATCTAAAGGACAAGTATGGATACGCCGATGAAGAAGAGTGTTATGCTGACAGGCACAATCACAGAGCAGAATGGTATAATGCTATCTGCGATTATAATGTTCCTGATGCAGCGACTCTAGGTAGAGAAATGTTTGCTGCTTACGATATCTATTGTGGACTACGTAACAAGCGTGAATACTTTGCAATGAAAAATACAGGCGTATTTGACTACTGTATTTGGGTTGATAGGTCAGATCACTTGCCTAGCGAGTCTAAAGACAGTATGAGTCTTGAACAATGGATGGCAGATTTTACAATTGACAATAATGGTAGTTTAGAAGACTTGAAATTTAATACAGCACAATTAATGGATTATATACACACTTAATGGCGTAAATCCACCTAATTTCCTTGTTCCGGATAAATATTATTGACGGCAAATCCATAAGGAGATTAATTAAAATGGCATTAGTATCACCAGGCGTCCAGGTTAGTGTTGTAGACGAGAGTTTTTATACTCCATCCGCTCCGGGCACAGTCCCACTAATCTTTGTCGCTACGCAAACAAATAAAACTAATCCAGGGGGCACCGGAATCGCTCCTGGAACAACAGCAGCAAATGCTGGAAAAGTGTACGCAGTTACATCACAACGTGAATTAGCAGAAACATTTGGAGATCCAATTTTCAAAACAGACGCTAATAACAATCCTATTCACGGTGGTGAGCAAAACGAATATGGCTTACAAGCAGCATACAGTTTTCTAGGCGTTGCAAACCAAGCATATGTAGTTAGAGCAGATGTTGACTTAAATGCTATTCAAGCAAGTGCAACACCAACAGCAGGTGCTCCTGCAAATGCATCATACTGGTTTGACACAGATGATTCGAAATACGGTATTTTCCAATGGAATGGTTCAGCAGGCACTGTAACTGGCGGTCAGTCTTTTACTAATGTTGCACCAGACGTAATTACTGATACATCAGACGTTGTTGATTTTGCAGGCTCTGATTATACTCCAAAAGCATCTGTAGGTGCAATTGGTGAGTATGTTTTAGTTGCAGTAACAACACTAAACAGTTTGTGGTACAAAAATAGTAGTAACACATGGGTAGAAGTAGGATCAGCAGCATGGATTGCTAGTCATCCAACAGTTGCAGGTACAGGTACAGGCGCTATTGTTATTGGCGAAACTATTGTTATTAATGGTTCATCTGTTGCAGCAACAGGAACTACATTAACTACACTTGCATCTGACATTAACACAGCAGCGATTGCAGGAATAGTTGCAAGTATTTCAAACGGCAAGTTGAACATTGCTTCAAACGGTACTGGTGGTGATTCAGTTACTATTGGCGGTGCAGCAGATTTACTTACTGCCGCAGGTATTGCATCTGGCACATATTACATTCCAAAACTAAGTATTGATCCGCATACAAGTGTGCCTGCTTACAAAACAAGCGACACAGAATCAAGACCAACAGGTTCTTTGTGGATAAAAACAACAACACCTAACTTAGGTGCAAACTGGAGTGTAAAACAGTACAATGCTAACACAGCATCATGGGTAACAGTTCCAGCAACACTACACGAATCAAACGCCGCAGCAATTTATGCTTTAGATAGTTCCGGTGGCGGATCTAATCTAGCAGAAGGCACTGTGTTTACACATTACAACACAGCAGGCGCAAGCAGTCCGATTGCAGATTTTAAACTTATGCGTAAAAACGGCTCAGGCATATTAGTTGCTCAAACTGCATCAGCAGTAGCACTAGGTGCAGGCACTTATACATTTACAATAAGTGAATCAGTAGCAGGAAGTGCAACAATGTCAACACCAGTCACAGGATCATTTACTGTAACAGGTGCTGAAACTGCTACAGAGACAGCAGAAAAAATTGTTGAAGCAATTAGTAGTACAGGACTTACAAATATCCAAACAAAAGTATCTACAAATGATAAAGTAAACATCATGCACAAATTAGGCGGTGAAGTTGCTATTGTTGATACAGACGGTGGTTTGGCTCTTATGGATCCTAATAACTCTAGCAACATTGACTATACTCCAGGTACAGATGAAAATACATCACCGAAGCAGTATTCAATGTCGCACTTCAAAAAATTAACTTATACAGCATCAGAGAGCGCACCAACAGCAACACCTACAACAGGTACACTATGGTATAGTTCTATTACTGACGAAGTTGACTTAATGGTACACGATGGGCACACATGGAAAGGTTATGCAAATGTATATCCAAACACTGATCCAGCAGGACCAATTGTTGCAGCAAGTGCTCCTTTAACACAGTCAGATGCTACAGCGTTAGTTGAAGGTGACCTTTGGGTATCTACAGCAGACTTAGAAAACTACCCAACACTATACCGTTGGACATCAGCAGGTGCATGGGAATTAGTTGATAAAACAGATCAAACAACTGAAAATGGTGTACTATTTGCTGACGCACGTTACAACACAACAGGTGCAAACAGTGCCGCAGCAGGTACAATTGCTGCACTATTAGCAAGTGATCACTTAGACCCAGATGCTCCAGACCCAGCACTTTACCCACGTGGTATGCTGCTATGGAACACACGTAGAAGCGGATTTAATGTTAAGCGTTTCGAGCGTGATTACATCGATGTTAATGGTACAAATCCAAGAGCAAGCGACGAGTCAATGAGTGCTTATGCACCAAACCGTTGGGTTACTGAATCTGCAAACAATACAGATGGCAGTGGTTCTTTTGGACGCCATGCACAAAGAAAAGTAGTTGTGCAAAAACTACAAGCATCAGTTAATTCAAATGACGACATTCGTGATGATGAGTCAAGAGTGTTTAACATGATTGCTACACCAGGATATCCTGAACTAATCGGTGAAATGATTAACCTAAATAATGACAGAGGCTTAACAGCATTTGTTGTAGGTGATTCACCAATGAGACTACAGTCAAACACTACTTCAATTAACAACTGGGCAAACAACGTTGCACTAGCAGTTGAAGATAATGACGACGGTCTTGTAACTAGTGATGAATACTTAGGTGTGTATTATCCAAGTGGATTTAGCAGTGATAACTTTGGCAATAACATAGTTGTTCCTTCGAGCCACATGGTAATGCGTACTATTGCACTTAACGACCAAGTTGCTTATCCATGGTTTGCACCAGCAGGTACAAGACGTGGCGGAGTTACTAATGCAACTGCAACAGGTTACATTAATGCAGAAGGTGAATTTACAAGTATTGCACTTAACGAAGGACAACGTGATGTTCTTTATAGTGCAAATGTAAACCCAATTACATTCCTAAGCGGAAGTGGTTTAGTTGTATTTGGACAGAAAACTCGTGCAAGTAATGCTAGTGCATTAGATAGAGTAAACGTTGCAAGACTAGTTGTATACTTACGTAGACAATTGAAAGTACTTGCTAAACCGTATATCTTTGAACCAAATGATAAAATTACACGTGATCAAGTTAAATCAAGTGTAGAGTCATTAATGAATGAACTTATTGGTCTAAGAGCCATATACGATTTCCTAGTTGTATGTGATGAATCAAACAACACTGCGGCACGTATTGACAAGAATGAACTTTATGTTGATATTGCAATTGAGCCAGTGAAAGCAGTTGAATTCATATACATTCCGCTAAGATTGAAAAACACAGGAGAGATTGCAGGTCTTTAAAAAATTGGGGGTCAGCGAAAGTTGGCCCCTAATGGATAAATACTTGTAACAAGGAGTTATAAATTATGCCAGTCGGATCATTATCTAAAATTACAGTACCTTTGAATAATCAAAGTAATGCAAATGGTCAAGGTCTGTTAATGCCAAAATTACAATACCGCTTTAGAGTTGGGCTTGTAAACTTTGGTGTGTCAAACGATACAACAGAACTAACCAAACAAGTCCAAGATGTTACAAGACCAAATCTTACATTTGAAAATATGGAATTACACACATACAATTCAAAAGTACATTTGGCAGGTAAACATACTTGGCAGCCTTTAACACTTACTTTGAGAGACGATCAAAGCGGAAATGTTACACGTTTAGTTGGACAGCAAGTTCAGAAACAGTTTGATTTCCTAGAGCAGTCAAGTGCAAGATCAGGTCAGGATTATAAGTTTAGAATGAATATCGAAATGTTAGACGGTGGCAACGGTAGAGATGCTGCTTCAACATTAGAAGAGTGGGATTTGATGGGTGCATTTATAACAAATGTAAACTATAACACTTTAAACTATGCAGAGAGTGCACCAGTAACGGTAACTATGGAAATACAATACGACAATGCTAGACAAATTGGCGTAGATGGTTTCAGTGGTGTTGGTCAAGGCGTTCCAAGAACGATAGGATCAAATGTAACTGGCGTTGGCGGTTAAGTTTTTTAAATAAAACTCCTAAAAAGAAAGAGGGCTTTTTAAGTCCTCTTTTTTTATTATATACACAGTTTTACTTTTAGATAAATATATGTATGTCACAGTTCGATAACATAAACAATGTTGGGTTTGATCTTAAAGATTATCGCCACGCATCTAAACTATACTTAGAAGGCAATCACAGACTTGCTCCTAAGTATAAATTTCTTTATCATGTTGTCTTGAATATTAATAGTTCTGCAAGAAATGAAGCACTAACTAATCAAAAAATAAAAGAAATAAACATTCTTGCAAAAATGGTAGATTTGCCTAAATTTAGAGCAAACGTTACACCAGTACATCAATATAACAGAAAGAAATTAGTACAAACAGGTATTCAATACGAACCGATACAAATTGAATATCATGACGATATGTCAGGGTTGACTACATTACTTTGGGAAAGTTATTTTAGATATTATTATGCTGATCCGAATTACAGCGAATCAGATGCAGATGGACCTAAAGAGCGTGTTGGTGCATATGAAAGAACTAGAGCAGGACTTAACAAAGCATATGCTAGTGACGAAACATTTAGTGCTAGATTTGGGTTAGACAGATCAGGCAAAAGTCAACCTTTCTTTAATAGTATTCAAATATTCCAACTTAACACTCAAAGCGGTACGCCAACATATACTGCATTTACTTTAGTAAATCCAATTATAGAAATGATGGAACATGATACACTTGACCAGACTGCAAGTGAATTTACTATTAATAGAATGACACTTGGTTATGAAGCAGTTCAGTATCACAGAGGATATACAAATGTAGGATCTTCGCCGTCAGGCTTTGGTGAATCTAGTAACTATGATACAGAGCCAAGTCAATACGGTTCTAGTGCTGTTCAAAGTTCTACAGCATTCAATAGTTTAGCAGGCAACAGACCAAACGATTTTACCCGCGGTACTGTACCAGAAACGCAAACACAACAATTACAAAAACAATCAACTAGCCCGTTGCAAGGTTCCTTAGTTGATAATGTTCAAACAACAAGTGCTAATGGAATAATACTAAATGCAACTGCACCAAGTACAAGTATTACTCAAGCAAGACAGAAGGATTGGTAATGTCTAGTACAACTCAAATTAGTAATTCACGAGATAGCGCAGCAAGTACAAAACTTTTATTCAACAGATTCTTTTCACCTACAGTAAGTTATCCAAGTGCAGAAGTAGATGCTGTTGTAGGGTTTTTTGTTAAACGTGGATTTGAACAATTGGCAGCATTTAGTGTGTCAAGTGTTATATTACAACAAGCAAAAACAGACAATGTAAAAGTGTTTGAATTATTAGACACTTTAGCAGGATTAGATAAAGTAAAATTAAGTAATCTTGTACTAGTTATTTTAAATTCAAACAGATCGAAAATAAGTCGTATAGGATATAAAGATACAAATATAGACGGCAAAGTCTATTTTGAAGCAAGAAATATTATAGATGTAGAAACTATAGTTACTAGTGATCCGCAAGTTGATTTTGATACTGATTTCAGCAGTATTAGTTCAACATTTGACAATGATTTAGTAACTTGGGATGGAGCAAACTAAGATGGCAATACAAGTAATAAACGCAGGTGTTTCACCTAACGATGGTACTGGAGATACGCTCCGTGCTGGATCACAAAAAATAAATTATAATTTCCAAGAAATTTATAGTACATTTGGTGACGGTACAACACTGTTAGAATCAGATATAAATTTTGGATCTATAAAACTACTTGCAAATAACTCAGTAGTAAGTGCAGCAAGTTTAAGTGCAATAGACGGCGTTACAAATAGAGGAACAATAATACATGTACAAGATGAAAATGCTCTGTATTATGTAAATGGAACATCATGGATTAAATTACTAAGTGATGCGACTGTACCAGTAAGTGGATACACTGATAGTTTATCTACAATAGCGTACACAGGACAATATGCAGACTTACAGGGTACTCCTACTATACCTAGCGATTTAAGTGAACTTACAAACACTGGTAACGTATATGCTACATCTGCATCATTACCTACAACTATATTAGACTTAGCAATTGATGACGGCGCAGACGGTCAAGTACTTCAAACTGACGGCGCAGGTAATTTTACATTTACAACAATACCAGGTGGCACCAATGCAATAGGACTAACTGATTTAAATGTTGTAGTAGGCACTCCAACAGGTAACGGTACTTTATCTTATAATAATTTAACAGGTGAATTTAATTATGTTCCACCTAACTTATCAGTTTATACACTTAGTAGTGAATTGGCTGCAATAGCAACGACTGGTAATTGGTCTGATGTTATTGACAAGCCTAATCTTGCTCTTTATGCATTAGATGACGACATAGCAGATGTCGGTAAGTCAGGTGAGTATAGTGATTTATTAAATGTACCAGTTGTACCTACACAAACATCAGACATATCAAACGATAGTGGATTTATAACTTTTGAAGATTTGTCTGCAACAACAGGTACAGCATCGGGCAATGGTAGTATTGCATTTGATTCTGCAACAGGTATTATTACTTACAATCCACCAGACGTGAGTGGTTTAGTTTCCCTAACTGATCTTAGTGCAATTGTAGCAGTAACACCAAGCGGCAGCGGTGACTTCCAGTATAACAATACTAACGGACAGTTTACATTTACACAACCTGATTTATCTGTTTATACACTTACTACTAATCTTGCAGCAATAGCAACATCCGGTGGTTGGTCAGATCTTACAGGTACACCAACTACAATTGCTGGATATGGAATTACAGATGCATTTGACGGCGTATTTGCTAGTTTAACAAGTAAACCTACTACAATTTCTGGATACGGAATTACAGATGCATTACAATTAGGTACAACTTCTACTACTGCACTTGCAGGTGATACTGCAATTCCAGCAGCACTTACTGATTTAGGTATTACTGACGGTACTGCAAATCAAATACTTTCAACTGACGGATTAGGCAACTTTACCTTTATAGATCAAAGTGGCGGCGCTAGTATAGGTAACCTAACAGTAACAAATAGTACTTTTACTAGTAGTGATTCACAAGTACAGGTAGATAGCAATTTAGATGTTACAGGAACACTTACAGTAAGTGTTTTAGAAACAGATGACTTAACTATCACTGGATCAGGTACAACAACAATTGACAGTGCAAACAATATTGAATTGAATGCTACTAATAGAGTAGTAATTACAGATACTCCGATACAAGTATCAAATAGAACAAACGCTCAGCGAGGCGCAATTTCACCAGTAGCAGGTGATACTATATTCAACTCAACTACATCTGCATTACAAGTGTCAAATGGCAGTGAATGGGTTCCTATGCATCAGGGTGTAGGAGTTATAACAGGTAGTGATGCTGGTGCTGCTGATTATATAGGCACAGGCGGATATATCTTTAGTAGATCAAACACTGGTGTATATAGTATGAACATTGGATCATTTGCAGGTATAGATAATTATGCCGTATTTGTTACACCAACAAACGAAGATGATTGTTATGTTAACGTAACAAAAAATACTACAACTGTAGGTTTGGAGGTTATTAACATAGCCAGTGGTAACCCAATTGATTGCGATATTAGTTTTATGTTGTTTGCATTAGCATAGGAAAATAAATGGAAAATTATTTTGTAACATTAAAAAAAGGTGTAGACGTAGACGAGTTTTCAGATGATATGGAAACACCCGGCGGTTCTTTATATATTCCAGATAGATCAGTAGATGTAGCGGATAGACGTCCTAATAATTTAAGAAGTACATTATATAACTTATCTGCTGACGAAGCAGAAACTATAAGACAAGATTCACGAGTAGTTGCAGTTCAACTACCTGTACCTGTATCAGCAAGAACTGATTTTGGTACTCAAACAGGAAGATTTTATAGAGGCACGAACAAAGATTCTGGCGTAGTAAATTGGGGACTAAGAAGATGCATTCAAACATCTTATGAATCTTCTCAAGAAACATTTAGCAATAATCAAGGCTTTACATACAATTTAGACGGCACAGGTGTTGATGTTGTTATACAAGACAGCGGAGTTATGACAGGGCATCCAGAATGGGAAGACAAGTTTGGTGTAACACGTTTAGTTGAACATGACTGGTATACGGCAGCAGGTGTTTCAGGTACTATGCCAGTTGGATTTTATGGCGATGTTGGAAATCACGGAACACATGTAGCAAGTACGGTTGCAGGCAAATTATACGGCTGGGCTAAAAACGCAAGAATTTATAGTATGCGTTATGATCTAATGGCAGAAGATGATATGTATGACTTAATTAGACTATGGCATTTAAGTAAACCTATTACACGCACAGGATATAGAAGACCTACAATAGTAAATGCAAGTTGGGGATATAGATGGTACTATCCAGGATATAATGCTGCTCAAGGCGGAGCAATTACAGATATACAATATAGAGGCGTAAGTAGAGGTACATCATTATCAGTTAATTGGGGAATGAAAGTAAATAGTTCAGGCAGGGTTGGCTGTCTACGTGATGCCGTAAATGATGCAGCAGCAGAAGACTGTATCGATGCAGGTATAACGGTAGTTAGAGCAGCAGGAAATTACTATCATAAATTAGACGTAGCAGGCGGCTTAGATTATGACAATAGTATGACATTAGATACATCTTGGGCCTCAGTTTCTGCAGGAACTCCTATTTTCTATAATCGTCCAGGCTCTCCGTATGCTGACGGAATGATAATGGTAGCAAATATAAACGCCACTAATACAGTTGCTGGCGTTGAACCTATTGCTAACAGTAGTGAAAAAGGACCTAGGATAGATGTATGTGCTCCAGGATCACAGATTACAGCGGCAACTAATACAGCAGGCTATGGATCTTTTTACGATAGTACATATCCTACAAATTCTAATTATAAAATTTCACGCATTTCTGGAACTAGTATGGCATCTCCGCAAGTGTGCGGTGTCCTTGCTCAATACTTACAAATTAATCCACATGCAACACCTGCAGATTTAAAAAATTGGGTCATTGCAAATGCTCAATCAGGATCTTTAGATGTAGGTACAGGTACTGGCACTGATTACTCAGACGATTCTAGTTTACAAGGCGGCCCAGATAGATACTTGTATCAGCCATTTAACAATCCTATTCAAGGTCGCATTAGAAATGCCTAAATATGCTCAAGGCAGATTTGTTGTTAAAAATAAAGACAAATACTTAGGAAATAGAGAACCTATTTATAGATCTAGTTGGGAATTTACATTTATGAAATTCTGCGACGAACATCCGTCGATTGTAAAGTGGATAAGCGAAGGCATAAAAATACCATACAGAAATCCTTTTACTGGAAAGTACACAGTGTATGTTCCTGATTTTCTAATTAGTTATGTTGACGCAAATGGAAAACAAAAAACAGAATTAATAGAAGTAAAACCCGCTGCTCAAAGAAGTTTACAAGAAGCCAAAAAAAATAAGCGTAATGCTGCTCATGCTATATTGAACGCTGCAAAATGGGAAGCAGCGCAAGCATATTGTAGGCAGAATAATATTACATTTAGAGTAGTTACTGAAAATGACATATTCCATAATGGTAAAGGATAAATAATAGTAGCATATAATGGTAGTATACAATGACTAAAAAATTAGAAGACATGTTAAATCTTCCTGAAGCAAAAGCGATAGTAGAAGAAGATACACAAAAAGAACAAAAAAAAGCAAAGCAAGTAAAGAAGTCTGCCGCAGAAGATATGCGACAAATTGATGAACTTGATAAAATTAGTTCAGCACTACCTGCCGTTAAAGGCTTAGGCGAAATGGCCGACAAAGAATTAAATGAAGTTGCTGACAAGGCAATGACAGCATATGACGATTTAATGGATTTAGGAATGAACGTTGAAGCACGTTACAGTGGCAGAGTATTTGAAGTAGCAGGTACAATGTTAAAAACAGGACTAGATGCAAAGATAGCAAAATTAGATAAAAAATTAAAGATGGTAGACTTACAATTGAAAAAAGAAAAGATGGATCGTGATTCGTTTAGTAACAATGATTCAGGCTTTAGTGAAGGTCAAGGTGTAGTCGTTACTGACAGGAATACGCTATTAAGTCGTTTGAAAGGCGAAGCAGAAGATAAATAAGTAATATAGGATACAATATATGAAACATTTAAATGAATACTTAACAGAATCAAAGAAAACATACGAATTTAAGATTGGTATTGCAGGCGAACTTCCTGAAGGTTTTGAAACAAAACTAAAAACCGCAATGGAAAAGTTTCAAGTTGTAAACATGAGTAAAGGTAAGAAAACACCTATCCAAGAACGTCCTTTAGATTTTCCTAGTTTAGAAAATACTGAAGTTACATACTTTGAAGCAGAAGTTAATTACCCTACAACACAAGCAGTTTTACAAGAATATATTGCACAAACTTGCACTTGTGATTTAGGACATGTTTTAGTACGAAGCGCACACGAAGCAGAAAAAATTGAAGAAGACGAAAAAGCAGATGACGGCACTTATACACCTGTAATTGGATCCGATATGGAAGCAGGTGAATCAGCACAAGAAAGTGTTGGAGACTCAAGAGTTATGAACTTGCTTAAAGAATTAGAAACAGCACGTAAAGAAAAAGGTGACAGTGATTTTAAATTAGAAAACACTGATGATAAACCTAACAGTAAAAGTGCAGTAGGGAGTTAAAATGCAAGATCCAGCAATGGCAAATTTACTTAGAAGCCTAACAGCAATAGATAAACCAGTAGCAGAGTGTCCACCGGAAATGGGTCAGGACATGGGTCAGGATATGGCACCACCAATGGCACCAGACATGGGCCAAGATGCTGGTGGCGCATCAATTAATATAAAATTAGATGATCCAACTCAAATGGCGCAAGTTCTCAAAGCACTGCAAATGATACAAGGCGGCGCACAAGAAGATGCACCAGTAGAAGACGAAGCAGTTACAGAATACGAAAACGAGCCAGAAGAGCACTACGACGATCATGATCATATGTTGAATAAACTTAGTGGCGGCATCAACAGAAAGAAAGATGCATTTGCAGCAGCACAGCCAGGCGATAATGCAATGGCAGTAGAAACCATTAAATCATCGTTAAAGGCAGCACTTGCAGAAAAGAAAAACAAAAAGTCTACATGTAAAGAATGCGGCAAGCCAAGTTACACTTCATTAGATGAAGAAAAGCAAAAAGGCGTAGACGGCAAAGTATGCTGGAAAGGCTACAAGCGCATGGGCACTAAGAAAAAAGGTGGCAAGACAGTAGACAACTGTGTAAAAATGTAATTCCTACCGATAGGAAGAACGGACCAAATAGCACCCACGGGTGCTATTTTTATGACTAAATATTAACATGTCAAAGTCATTAGATGGCGTTTTAATTAAAAAAGCCAATAAACAAGAAAAATTTACACAAGAACAAGTAGACGACTTGATGCAATGCATGGATCCTGAAAAGGGATACTTGTACTTTGCAACAAAGTTTGCATATATTCAGCATCCTGTAAAAGGAAAATTGTTATACGATCCTTATGAATATCAGTTAGGATTAATGGACAGTTATCATAGTTACAGATTTAACATTAACATGATGCCTAGACAAACAGGCAAAACGACATGTGCAGCAATCTACCTTGCATGGTATGCTATGTTTAATCCAGACCAAACTATTCTTATTGCAGCGCACAAATATACAGGTGCTCAAGAGATTATGTCACGTATACGTTTTGTATACGAAACTTGTGACGATCATATTAGAGCAGGTGTTACTTCGTACAACAAAGGTTCGATTGAGTTTGAAAATGGAAGTCGAATAGTTAGTCAAACAACGACAGGCAACACAGGACGTGGTATGTCAATTTCATTACTATACTGTGACGAGTTTGCATTTGTTATGCCTAATATTGCCGAAGAATTTTGGACATCAATATCACCTACACTAGCAACAGGTGGTCGTGCTATTATTACATCAACACCAAACTCAGACGAAGATACGTTTGCTACTATTTGGAAACAAGCAGAAGATAAGTTTGACGAACATGGTAATGAGCAAGAGGTAGGTCGTAATGGCTTCCATTCATTCATTGCTCAATGGCATGAACATCCTGATAGAGATGAAGCGTGGAAAGTTGAAGAAATTGGTCGCATTGGTGAAGAAAAGTTTAGACGTGAATACGGCTGTGAATTCTTAGTATACGACGAGACACTTGTTAACAGTATGAAACTTGCTGTAATGGAAGGTGCTACTCCTAAACTTAACATGGGTCAAACACGTTGGTATAAAAAACCAAGCAGTCAGTACAATTATGCAATTGCGTTAGATCCTGCTATGGGTACAGGTGGAGACTATGCAGCAATACAGATTGTTGAATTACCCACATACGAACAGGTAGGTGAATGGCAGCATAATACAACTGCTATACCTGGACAAATACGAGTTCTGCGTGACATATGTAATTACATTGCTAATGAAACAGGCACAGGCGGCTCAAATATATATTGGAGTGTTGAAAACAACAGTATAGGAGAAGCAGCATTAATTGTAATACAAGATTTAGGTGAAGAAAACATACCTGGATTATTTTTAAGTGAACCGATGCGTAAAGGACATGTACGAAAGTTCCGCAAAGGATTTAATACTACACATGGTACAAAAGTAACAGCGTGTGCTAGATTAAAAACTATGATAGAAAACGATCAATTAATAATTAGAAGTAAACCGTTTATATCAGAATTAAAAGGTTATATTGCAACTGGCTCAAGTTTTCAAGCAAAGTCTGGTATTACAGATGATCTTGTCAGTAGTATGTTGCTGGCACTTAGAATGATTACAGTAATGAAAGACTGGGATCCTAACATATACAAAACATTTACACACGCAGAAAAAATTGACGAGGAAGATCTACCCATGCCTATATTCATCAGTAGTGCATATTAGATAAATAACTATATGAAAAACATTAAAACTATTGCCAGTGATTTATTTGACAAAATTAGAGGACGCTTTCCAAGTGTCACTATTGGCGACGAAAATGGCAAAGTTACAAACATGCCAGAAGAAGCAAGATTTTATGACTTTACTTATAACACGCAAGGTATGCAGTTAGGCAAAGTTAGTATAGGTCTAGACGAAGAAAATGGTGTAACAGTTATTGTAGGCAGAGACATTGTAGGTAATGAATCAGAAGAAGTTCAAGATAACTGGTACGGATTTTTAAGAGAAATTAGACAGTTTGCAAAGAAACGTATGATGAAGTTTGATGTTAGAGATATTAATAAATCAAATTTAAGCAAAAAAGATTACGAGTATATGGCTAACGCTCGCGGAGAAACACAAATGGCTGAATCAAAAATGTATGGTACAAATAAAACAAGTTATCAAAGAGTAGGAAATGCAAGAGTTGCTATCCGACATACAGCACCAATTGGTGAAGGTGAAAGTAGACTTAAAAATATTGGATCAATTTTTATTGAATCACCAGAAGGTGAAAAATTTAAGTATCCTGTGAAACACTTACAAGGTGCAAGAGCACTTGCTTTACATGTTAGTGAAGGTGGTCATGCTTACGATGATTTTGGAAAGTATATTACAGGACTTAGCGAAGAACTTTCTAGTTTAGGTAAATTTAAAACTTACATGAATCGTAAAAGTGTAATGGCAGAAGCATTACAAGGATACATGGGCGTTGTTGAAACAAGAGTAAAAGAAGTACGCAAAGAAATTTCCAACTTACAAAAACCTAACTACTATGCAGAAACTATAGATGGTTGGTCTGCACCATTGAAAGAAGATGTACCTGTAGATGTAGAAGAAGCATGGATTGATCAATTAACTGTAAAGCAATTTAAAGAAGATATTGCAGATGTGTTTCCATATATCTATAACTTAATAGGTGAAGGATCAAAAGCAACAGAACTAGGTCCAGAAGATTTAATTGACGAAGCAAGCAAAGGCATTGAAGCAATGAAAAAAGCAGGCAATGCAAAAGCAGATGCAGAGGCAAAGGAACGGGCGAAAAAAGACAAGTCGGTAGAAGAGTCAGGTCTACAGTACCATACTGGTGTTAAGAAGCACGGTAAAGAATACATGGTTAAAGCAGCACAAGCAGGCCGCGATGGCGCAAGTCAACAAGAACTAGGCGCACTAAAAGACAAGTATAGCAAAGCAGAAAAAAATAAAAAAACTAAAGAAGACATAGAACTAGAATCAGCATTTAACA